CTTTAGAAAATGAATCCAGTGTTGCTGTTGGTAATATGAAATCCAACGCTCGCGGTGATCTTTTGGAAAATGGCAAAGTTGTCAAATCACGCGAAGAATTACTTCAAGACTATTACAATCAAAATCCACGTAACATTTAAGGCTTTCTATGAGTGAAGTAATTACAATTGATCGAACACTACATTCGAACATATTAGTGAAAAACATGCGCCATGCTGAAACTGTTCTACAATCTGGCTTAATATTAAAATCTGATTCAGGAAAATCTCACGGGATTAGACCACGCTGGGCTCAGGTGTTCATGGTCGGGCCTGAGCAGCATGATGTTAAACCAAACGACTTCATTTTGCTGGAACATGGCAGATGGTCACGTAAGATTCAGGTTGAAACACCAGATGGACCGATTGATTTACAACTTGCCGACCCTAATGGTATACTTTTAGTTAGCGACGTAGAGCCACCAATTGGCGATCAATACATACCATCTAACAAAGTCTAAGGAGAATCCATGTCACAAGTATTTACACGAGTACTGTATTACACATATGAAGAAGAAAATAGTCCTGATAGTTTGGAAATCTTCGATCCGAAGTATAACAAACGAGTGACTATTCCTCGAGATCATTCCACAACTCCAGACTTTACTGCAATGAACTTCTTACAAAAGAAAAACATCGCCGTGTTGGGTTGTATGATGAATCATATCACTTGTGAATTCGAAGGTGCAGTACCTGATCTTTTCGAATTCAACGTACCAGAATCACACGTGTTGGAAATTTCAACAGTAAAAAATGATGCAGGCGTTTATCAACTAAAGATTCATTCGGCTAGATATAACCAATCGGTGTATATCAATATCAAAGATGGTCGAGATACGATTACAAACGCATACGAATGGCTTGACGAAAAAGGTTATACCCTTGTTTCCGCTGACGTGGATTCATTAAAAATGTTCGTTGTTACTGATGTTATGAAACCACTTTACACAACTCCCGAATTAGTGTAAACTAGTCTTTCTTTGGCTAAAAGATGATTGCCTTATGGTTAAGTATTAAGGTCAATTATCTTTTAGTCGTTTTCAATTATCTTTTAGAGGTATCAAATGAGTACTAACGTTTTTGAAGATCAAAAAACTTTCATGCAAGCCGGTGACCAGTCAGTAGACACATATAACAAACAACAGTTGGATTTGTATGTTTCCCTTATCGATGAAGAGTTAGCAGAAGTAAAAGAAGGTATTGCTAATAATGACCGTGTTGAAATTTTAGATGGGTTGATTGATACTATCTATGTTGCGATTGGTGCATTGAACTCACTTGGTGTTGACGCGATGGGTGCTTGGACAGAAGTTCAAAGATCCAACATGTCCAAAGTTGATCCAGAAAGTGGAAAACTGATCAAAAGAGAATCTGACGGAAAAATTTTGAAGCACAGCGGTTATAGTGCACCTGTATTGGAACCGTTCGTTAAAGACTAAACTCAAATCGACAAGGCGGGTTAAACCCGCTTTGTTGTTATTACCTACAGGAATCCACCATGACTGACTTTGAACAAATAAGACTTTCGATAATTACAAATATGTGCTATAGTTCACGTCCTGATTTCGAATACTTACCAAGACCAACTGGTGAAACTAAACACGAGAGACGGGCTTACGATCCACGAATGAAAACTACATCCTTATGGTGTAGTATGGCCAAGATATTCGACAATGACATCCTTCCTTATATGAACTTTAAAGAGAACTAAGATATGAAAAAACTATGGGTAGATTCGTACAAACCAAAATCAATTTCTGATTATGTATTTTCAGATGAAAGCCAACGCAATATCATCAACAAATGGATTGAAGAAAAGGACCTTCCGCATCTTGCCTTATTCGGAAGTGCTGGAATTGGTAAAACGGCTCTGGCCAATCTTTTAGTATCTGAGCTAGGTATACACGATTATGATTATTTACCCATAAACGCATCACGTTTTACAGGGGTAGATTCGATACGCGATAAAGTTATTGGTTTTGCACAAATGCTACCTTTCGCAAGTCCATTCAAAGTAGTATTACTAGATGAGTGTTTAGATGAAAACACCCCAGTTGTAGTATTACGCGATTGTGCTGTACAACTCATTGCTATTAAAGATGTAAACGATTCTTCCGACTTAGTTAAGTCATTTAATATAGATCTAAATAGAATTGAATGGAAATCATTCCAATTATTCGATAAAGGTGTTCAGGATGCTATCGAAATTGAGTTTGAGAACGGTGAAACCGTTATTTGCACAGCAGATCATAAATGGTATGTTGATGTGAATGGTGAACCAACTGTAATCAAAGCATCTGAATTATCTGACTACATGCACATATTAACTACATGAGGAAATTTATGGTATCTGACGAAACGAAAGCAAAACTGCGAGCAAACGCATTAAAAAATGGTCTAGGCGGGAGAATATTCATACCAGTCTTGTATGACGATGTAACAATACAAACGATGGTTCAACATTATCTGACTCACACAGATCCACTAACTTCGTTATTCGATGATATCAAAATACACAAAACCATTGGTTCGTGGAAGAATGAAGTTGGTCTCAAAGTAAAAGAAGAATGTCGTAGTCGTATATACTACTACATTGCATATTTCACGAATTCAATACCACAATGTCCACACTGCGGTGCAGAGAGAACACTGGAATGTTATACACCAGCTGGGAATCTAGTAACGAAGTATTGCAAAACCTGCAACGATGCTAAAGTTTGGCTTAGTTTTCCTGTACCAAAAAGTAGAGGTGATGCTATTTCAGCAAGTAAAAAACTTTTTTATCAGACACCAGCTGGTAAAGCGGTGGCTAGTTCAATTGGCAAAAAGAACTCCGTTAATATGAAAGCATTCCACCAAACCTCACAAGGTAAGAAGAATCGCAAATCTACCAGTGCAAAAATGAAAAAGATCATGAAGAAGAAAATTCTGAATGGTCAGTTTACTCCCAACTCTAACAACCGAAACACTCACTGGGATTCATCATTTAACGGTAAAGTATATCGGTCTTCATGGGAAGCATTGTACCAATATCACAACCAAAATGACTTACATGAAAAACTCCGCATCAAGTACACATATAAAGGTAAGTCTCACGTTTATATTGTCGATTTTGTGAATTACGAAACCATGATAGCTACCGAAGTAAAACCAAAAGAGTGTTGCAATGATCCTAAATTTATGGCAAAATACAAAGCACTACTTAAATGGGCTAAAGATAACAATTTCACTGCTCGTATTGTAGACATGGCCTTCTTAAAGGCTCTCCCGATGCCATCTTCATTTCAGGCATTTGACAATAACACTGAACGTAAAATTAGGAAGTTATATGCAACGACTTGCAATTAAATCAATCCGTAAATCAGAAAAACCAGTACACGTATACGACTTATCAGTAGAAGACAATCACAATTTCTTCATCACAGATAAGCAGATATTAACCCACAACTGTGATTTCTTGTCGATAAACGCACAAGCAGCATTACGTGGGTTAATCGAGGACTATTCAAGTACAGCACGTTTTATCTTCACTGCGAATTTCCCGCATAAGGTATTACCAGCGATCATCAGTAGAACACAATCTTTTAGTATCGTCGCACCAGATAAAGTTGAATTTACAACCAGAGTTGCTACAATCTTATTGACTGAGAACATTGAGTTTGACTTAGATACCCTAGACAGTTTTATTGAAGGAACTTACCCAGACTTACGTAAATGTATTAATTCACTACAACAAAACTGTATCGCTGGTAAGTTAGTTAGTCCAGTGACAAAAGATGCAGATAGTGGCGAATGGCGTGTTCAAATGGTTGAACTATTCAAACAAGGTAAAATCAACGAAGCTCGAACATTGATCTGCTCAAAAGCAACGGCTGATGAGATTTCAGAAATCTTCACTTGGATTTACAACAATCTTTCAGTGTTTACCGATGACACGACTAAACAAGATTCCATCGTTCTTATTGTAAAAGATGCTATTGTTTCTCACCCAAATTTTGCTGATCCAGAGATTAACGTTGCCGCTTGTCTAATCCGTATTATGAGGATGCTAAATAAGTGATGAAACCTAAATTTATACAAGCCTACATGAAAACTGCCTTTACATTTGCTGAACTCAGTACAGCAGAAAAGATGAAGGTTGGTTCTATCGTAGTTAAAGATAACCGGATCATATCGATTGGTTATAATGGCACGCCTTCAGGTTGGTCAAATGACTGTGAAGACCGAATAGTAAACCCAGATACAGGTGAAGTTGAATTAAAAACTAAACCAGAGGTAGCGCACTCAGAATCCAATGCAATTTTGAAATTGGCTAGAAGTCACGAGTCTGCGTTAGATGCCAGCTTGTTCATAACACACTCACCCTGTATTAATTGCGCGAAAATGATTTACCAAGCAGGAATCTCAGAGGTATACTATTCAATTGAATATAGATCAACTGATGGTATCGAGTTCCTAAAAAAATGCAACATCCCCGTCCACCAAGTAAAGGAAACACAATGAAAGAACGCTTTATGATCGTAACTTATGTACTAACCAGAAACGGTTCATACGATGAGTTAACTGATTTCAAAAACCGAGTATCACCTAGCAATTTGCAACAAGCAAGTGTAATCTTAGATCTTAAAGATCAGAAAGTTATCAAGAACAGTCTACAAAAGAAATATGATTTCTTAGAAGTATTGACTATGTATCGTCACGAGATTGGTGCCCAACTAGATCCATATATTTCGCATCTTGGGTTATTTCCAACTGAATCGACTGAAGAAGTTGCAGAAGCGGAAGTCGTTGAGGCTTAGATTGTCTTAGTTAGGCTCGCGCCTAACGGCGCTCGCTAGGATACAATTGACTTTTAGTCAGAACTCGCAAAATATCAAAAGGGTCTATCTAATAGGCCCTTTTCTTTACCCATCGAAAAAGGTTGACATCCATTATCTTTTAGGTATAATACATACAATATCAACTACTAGGAGAATCATCATGTTTTACACTCTTACTTTTATCGCATTCTTATTTGTTTTTGCTTTTATGCTTGCTGATTTTCTTACGGATTTTTAATGTACATCGAAATAGCACCGATTGAATTTGAAAAAGAATTAAACTGGTATGATGCCAGGTTGTACTGTTTTTCGTTGACTATTGATGGGAAAACTGGATGGCGTTTACCTACCAATAAGGATCAAGAGTTTCTAAAATCACAAAACATTGAAAGTTCCGATGAATGGTATTGGACTTCTAACGACGATGGCGACTGGGTAGTATGCTACAACTGGCATTCCGAACTGGGATCTCATAGCTTTAAAGAACACATTCGTTACGCTAGACCAGTGAGAGATCTAAAAGATAATTGAATCAACGCGAGCACCGCTAGGTGCGAGCTATTAAGGAAAACCGTATGAACATCGAAATAGCACCAAAAGAGTATTGGACTCGCCTACCCTACGATGAAGCAGTATTCTATTGCTTCACGCTAGGGTATCGTTTACCAACCGAAAAAGAATTCCGTGAACTCTCAGTTGCTGAATTTAGATTTGAAGGCCCTTATTGGACTAGTGAACCTCCTCGTCTTGAGTTCAGATACGTCTACATTAACTTACACCAAGGCAATGGTGGTTGCACTAGTTCACGAGTTAGTAGTAAATGTTTGGTTTTGCCAATTAGAACTAAACAACCTATTCTCAAAACTCCAAATCTTTTCAAACGGATTATTAACCGACTATGCACATCGAAATAGCACCACCCGAATATCAGGTTAAAATGCCACAAAATACGGTAAAGATGTATTGTTTCTCCCTTAACATTGACGGTAAGGTAGGCTGGCGTGAACCAACCACCAACGAATTGCATAAGATTACGAAATCCATAGATTACGAGGAATGGGCTTCTAACCGTGGTTGTTGGAGTGCTGATGGTTATACTATCTTACGTGATTGTTGGTCATTACCTTGGTCACTTATCAATGACTACGAACTTAATACTCCACGTTTGGTAGTCCCAGTTAGAACCCTACCAGAAGTCGGTTGGTTTGGTAGGTTGATCTACAAGTGGAATGGTTTCTATGAACTTTGAAACAGCACCAAAGTCAGCAGTAATTGAAGCCGGTTACGATGATGCCAGATTCTACTGTATGGCAAACATTGAGGGTAAAACAGGTTGGAGACTACCAACTAGGGATGAATTGAATCAAATATACCTTGATAATCGATTACAGGTGCAAAAGTTTGAACCAGTATGTTACTGGTCATGCACTCCGTATAACGTACTCGATAACCCAGATTTCGACAAAGCCGTTTGGACTCAAGATTTTAGAAAAGGATTCCAAACGTATTGCATACCAGGCAAAAACAATATACCATACAACCGGTATTTTGTATTACCTGTTCGTGATCTCTAAAAGATAATAGTTGACATTCACGAAAGACAATAGTAATATACATCACATGGTTTACAACCTACCATTAAAGGTTGCTTATTAAGGTAATGTGGGCCATAAACCACTAAAGGAAAACTTAAAATGAACAATTTACACACAGCATTAAACACTTTCAACACTCACGCCACTAGACTTGGTTTAATTGGTAATGGGTTAACTGCATTGATAACCGATCCAGTACTTGGTAAACACGAAAACGTGGTTTCTATTTACATCGAATCATTATATCCGAATATAATGACCAATTATAATCTTGGGTCAGTTCAACCCTTGTTTTCTAACTATCTCAAAGAGTTACGAATGGAACTAGCGGTTTTAAAACAAAGACGTGCTAATGGTGAGTATAATGAATTGGCTGAATTGTACAGCGAAACGAAAATTGCGATTAATTCTGCGTATGGTTTGATCTGCAATCCAGAAAGTCCTTATTATTGTGCCTTAGCATCTAATCTGGTAAGAAAATACGCCAATAAACTACTTGATAGTGTTTGCTTTTATGCTAATTCAATTATGGCCGATTCTGTCATATACGCAGATCTTGATACAGTATACGTTAAACTTGATGGTAATGTTTTGCCAGTCAAATTAGCTGAGGACATCACCAATTACTTAAACCAAGTCGCACCAACATTTGGTGATTGTTTTAATCCTAAATTCAACGTATCAGTGGATACAGAATATTCAGAAATTGAATTTACTGGTAAAAAACGCTTTACTGGTAAAATCAAGGATTGATTGTTACTTGCGAGCACCTAGCGGTGCTCGCAATGTTAAACGAAAATAATAGTTGACATTCGAAAATAATCCAGTATACTAATCCCAACTTAAACAGAACCGGAGTAAACCTACATGAACTTCGAAATAGCTCCAAAGTCAACAGAAGTGAGATTAAACTGGTTCGATGCCAAACTCTATTGTATTGCCCTTAATATTGGGGGTAAAACCGGTTGGAGATTACCAACGATAGAAGAATTAAATACTGCCTTCAAATCAGGTACGGATTTTGAAAACTATTGGTATTGGTCATCGACTTTGTATGATGATAATCGAGCATGGGGTAAGGGTTTCAATGGCGGTACTACTGATTTCTTTAGCAAGAACTATTCGTTTTGCTGTAGAGCAGTCAGAGAGCAGTCAGCGATATAAAAGATAATTAAACCATTACTCGCGAGAACCAACCAAGGAATCTAACATGAAAACCATTGACGTATACAAACCAACCAACGATGATTGGTACCCTTCATACCAAGTAGAAGGTTGGGGTAACCTACAACTTGTTTGTGTTTCCTTTACTCAGACTGGTCCAGATCCAGCAAGGGGGAATGGCCAATGGCGTGTTTGTGTCTGGGGTGCAGATGATTGCGGTATGGAAAGAGACTACGACGATCATAGTGAAGCTATGACTATGTTCTATCGCGTTATCAGCTGGGAGTTTGTAGACCTTATGTTGCTACGTGATCATGGGTTTGTTAGTGCATGAACTTTGAAATCACACCTAAATCCACTGAAACCTATTTAAAATGGGATGATGCCCGTTTGTATTGTTTTGCTCTTAATATAGATGGTAAAACCGGTTGGAGATTGCCTACCATCAATGAACTTGTCGAAATCTATTATACCCAACATAATTTAAGATTGGATAATTACTGGTCATCTACTGTTGCTTGTGACGATACCTACGCAGAAATGTTTGCATTTCACAGGCATCTCGAACGTAGAGGTTCAAAATCATGGGGTCAATACGTTAGAGCAGTTAGGTCTATCGATTAGAATATATTGCGAGAGCCGCTAGGCTCGAGCTTGTTATAATGAAAAGGGCCCACTCGCGTGAGCCCTTTGTTGTTGTACTAGAGATTAGCTGGAACTATCATTCTACCTTTTTGCATTTCCATCCCTTATGTGTATTACTAAGCCCGTTTGCGACTTTTCGCATACCTTCTCTGTTCAACATATTATCAACACAGAACTGTTTGATATTTTCAATAATAACAACATTACCTTGCGGGTCAATAATCTCCCAAAGAACTGGTGGTTTATCAACTAGATATTCCTTACATGTCCAGCCACCACGATGCTGATGCTGTCTACCAAATGCAACATCCCGCATGCCAGCTGGAGTTAATCCATTGGCTTCGCAGAATCCAGACAAATCATCTGTTATTGTAATATTACCAAATGGGTCTTTGATTTCCCAAGTTTTTCTAGTAGCCAACACTGCTGCTTTGTTACCGTTTTGGAGAGTTCCATTTATCCGTTGAGTTTCGTGCGCTTTTGCTGATGCAGTCTTGGTAGTTCCATTAGCATACTTAGTAGCCAAGCCTTTGGCAACCGATGGGCTATATGGTATAACAGGCTTCGGTTGTGGAGTTGTTTTATTTGCAGCTGACCGTTTCTTATATTGCGATCTCAACGATTCAGTCTTTTCCTTATGCTTAAACTTAATCACATGCAATTCCGGTACTACTAGATTGATATTGAGATTGATATTGATATCGATGACCGGAACTTTACCTAATAACATAATAGGTTCGATTGGTTTTATAATATCGCACATATCAACGGTAACATACCAATCTGGAACTGGTAATTTGGGTTGTAACCTACATTTAAAACCTTTATATTGTTTACCTTTCCCTCTTGCTAAACCACGCATCGTTTCTGGGTCCAATCCGTTATTTTTACAATACCGTTCAAGGTTACTCACTACCCATACTACGCCGCACGGCGCTGTTACTTCCCAACGTCGATGCTTACCTGAATTAGAACGTTGAATGGTTTTACCCTGATGCTTATCCTTGAAGTTATTAAATTGCTTATTCAAGATTAATGGATCTGAGTAATGCAATTTGATTTGTTCTTGTTCATACCAAAATACCTTGTCTGGATCTACATCTTCGTATATTATCTCATATTCGAAGCTAGATTTCCCATAGAGTGTTCTCAACTCAGTAACATAGTCACTACTGGTATGGTAATTAATCCAAAAATCTTCTTTCGGCATTTTCTTTTCGGTAATATTTCCAACACGGGATCCGATGTAGAATTGCCCAGTAGGTTTACAGGTAAGTCTATAGACGTAACCTGGAATTTGATTATCTTCTGGTAAATTTGTTGATTGTGGCTGTACTTGTAGTGTTGTTGGTTGTACAGTAGTTGCTTGTGTACCCATTAATAATGGGATCGTTCCGGGCGCATAAATACTCATGCTGGCATTCTCCTTAAAAGTTAATAATGTTAGAGAGATTGGACTGTCGGATGTCGCGAATCTCATTTGTATTTATACTTTTTATCGTGCGAGCACCGATAGGTGCGAGCCATATAAACGAAAAGGGCCTTACGGCCCTTTTCTTATGTCGATCAACTTAAAACTCACCGTAGCACTTCAAGACTTCGGCAACTACCTTTGAACGTTCAATGTCCTCATGTGAGAAATACACGATAGATATTGCTGAATTCTCTTTATCGGATTTTTCATATAACTGCATGAAGTCCCGCAATCCATTATATTCACCTCTATCACTCTGCGCCAAATCACCTGTGATTATTAATTTACTACCGCTCGCGACTCTCGTGAGCAGCATTTTCATTTGGCTGGGTGTAGTTAATTGTGCTTCATCAGCGATGATGATACAATTCTGTAGGTTCCGGCCTCTAAGACAGCCCACTAAGGCAAATTCTATTACTTTTTCATTAACGTAATGATTAACTGTATCTGGACTCCAGTTATCTTCAAGTATATCAATGATACTCAATACATACGGTTCAATCTTTTCACGAACTCCACCGGGTAGTGCACCGACAATTTCTCCGTTTGAGTGCATTGGACGGGCGATAACTAACCTATCATATTTCCCTTTTTTCAGTTGGTCAATACCATACTGCACACCCAAAAGCGTATTATGCGTCGTAATAAACTCATCAGTAACATACAAGTGTTCATCACTATCAATCAAGATACACTGACACACTTCCATCCCAGCTTCTACAACTGACAACACCGGCATTAACTCCAAAGGACTCTCGATGATACTAAACCGAATATGAACACCAGTATCTTTGATACAAGCAGAACCACCGATAGAACGAACTAAGTAGACAACCGAGTCTTGTAACAAGGCACCAGCAGTAAAGACTAGGTTACCAGAATCGACAGCATGGATGCTGGTATCGAGTAGACCTTGTAGTAATTTAACTTTTTGTGAACGAGAAGCGTTGAGATATTCCGCTGGGATAGCTTTATCGTCTTTTAAAAGCATAGTACCTAATTGGAAAGGGTCGATTGGTAGTTCTACATCGTCCATGATTTCGTGTTTAGGTAGGCGAATATAAGGCATAATAGAGCCATGATAACGCAGTTTAAGTAGTTCTAGCGTATTGATGACTGCAGGTTTATTATCAATGAATACTTCCCATAGGTGTTCTGCGCAGGCTAGAGTAGAACGACCATCGTGCAAGGTGATTGAATACGTTTGTTTACTAC